AAGAGGCGCTAAGGGCGGTTATTAACACCGACTGGGGGCGTCCGTATCTGCCGCGTGCATCTGTCGAACAGCGCCAGTCAGACGTCCTGATGAAACGTGCTGAGGATTATGGCAAACGGCTGGTGCCGTCTAAAGTGCGATTCCTGCTGGCCGCAGTTGACGTGCAGGGCGGTAAAAAACGCCGGTTCGTGGTGCAGATAATCGGGTATGGCGGAAACGGGGAGCGCTGGCTGATAGACCGCTACAACATCCGCTATTCAATGCGACATGATGAAAACGGCGAGGCTTTGCCAATTCGGCCTGATGCCTATCCGGAGGACTGGCAACTGCTGGTTTCCGACGTGCTGGATAAAACTTACCGGCTGCAGAGCAACGAAGAACAGCGGATGACGGTTCTGGCAATGGCGGTGGACAGCGGCGGCGAGGAGGGCGTGACCGGAAATGCTTATAAATTCTGGCGGCAGTGTCGCCGGGACGGCCTGGCCAGACGCGTTTATCTCATCAAAGGCGACAGCACAAAACGCCAGAAAACAATCACCAAAACATTTCCGGATAACAGCGGCAGGGCCGACAGGCGTGCTGAGGTTCGAGGGGAAATTCCTGTCTATCTGCTTCAGACCGATACGCTCAAAGACCAGCTGAGTAATAACCTTTCACGCGAAACGCCCGGCGCAGGTTACATCCATTTCCCGGACTGGCTGGGCGAATGGTTTTACGACGAACTGACCTATGAGGAGCGCGGCGCTGATGGCAAATGGCGCAAACCCGGCAAAGGTAATAACGAGGCGTTTGACCTGTTCTGTTATGCGCAGGCCGTAGCCGTTCTGCGCGGGTATGAAAAAATCCGCGACTGGGAAAACCCGCCAGCATGGGCGCGGGAACAGGATGCCAACCCCGGTATCGTGACGGGCGATCAGCCTCTGCAGAAAACTGAATCAAAACCTAAAGCCAAAAAACAAAACGTTCCCAAACCAGCGCCACGAAATAGCCTCGCTTCAGATGGCTGGGCCGGGACGTCTGGCAATGGAGGATGGCTGTAATGACGAGAAGTGAGATTTACCAGATGCTCCTCACGGTGCGTCAGGCGTACACCGATTCGCTGGATGGAAAATCGGTATCGTTTACCGGCGTAAACGGTCGGGCCATTACCAACCATGATCCGGTGGCATTACGCACCGAGCTGGATTACTGGGAAAGACGCTGGCGCGCTGCACGCGGTCGCGGCGGTTCTTACAAACTCGCCAGATTTAATTAAGGGCCAATATGGGATTTATTGAAAAAACACTCGGCGTTATTTCGCCAGGGTGGGCCGCTGCACGTGCGCAAAACCGCCTCCGGCTGCAGGCGTATGAGGCCGCTCACCCGTCCCGATTGCATAAAAGTAAACGTGAATCCCAATCAGCTGACACCGCTGTGTTTGCAGCAGGAACCTCTCTGCGTGAGCAAGCTCGCTGGCTGGATGAAAACCACGATCTGGTCATCGGCCTGTTCGATAAAATGGAGGACCGAGTTATCGGGGCGCACGGCATCCATGTTGAACCACAGCCGCTCGATCTGGACGGCAATCTGCACGGTGATTTTGCCAGCCAGCTCTCAGCGTTATGGGCGGAGTGGTCAGTGCGCCCGGAGGTGACTGGGATGTTTACCCGTCCCGAGGCAGAGCGGCTGCTGCTGCGTTCTGCACTGCGTGACGGTGAGGTGTTCACTCAGCTGGTGCGTGGCAACGTAGCTGGTTTGCAGCACGCCACCTCGGTGCCGTTCTCGCTGGAAATGCTGGAGGCTGATTTCGTTCCGTACACCCTGAACAGCACGACAGGGCAGCAAATCAGGCAGGGCATCATCGTTAACGCATGGGGGCGACCCACTGGTTACAAGGTCTATAAAAACCATCCGGCCTCATTTACCGGTTTTAACACTGAATTCAAAACTATTTCAGCAGACAGCATGCTGCATCTGGCACAGCGAAAACGTCTGCATCAATTACGCGGAATCAGCCTGATACATGGCGTTATCACGCGTCTGTCAGACATCAAAGATTACGAAGAATCGGAACGGGTCGCGGCGCGCATCGCTGCAGCGCTGGGGTTCTACATCCGGCGCGGTGATGCGCAGTCTCTGGATGACAGCGGTGAATTCTCGGAGCCTGGTGGGGAGCGGTTCTACAACATCGCGCCCGGTATGATTTATGACGAATTAAAGCCGGGTGAAGACCTCGGCATGGTGGAGTCAAACCGTCCCAACGTTCACCTCTACGAGTTCAGGAACGGGCAGATGCGGGCCGTTGCTGCCGGTACGCGCGGCAGCTACTCCAGCATTGCACGCGACTATAACGGTACATACAGCTCACAGCGCCAGGAACTGGTGGAGAGTTTTGAGGGTTACAACGTTCTCCAGCAGTGGTTTGTAGGGCAGCACAGTCGCCCCGTATACCGTGCATGGCTGGCAATGGCACTCCTGAGCGGTATCGAAATCCCTCCCGATGTAGACCGAAAATCTCTTTATAACGCGCTCTATCTTGGGCCGGTGATGCCGTGGATTGATCCGGTTAAAGAGGCGCAGGCATGGAAAGCTAATGTGCGTGGCGGTGCCAGTACTGAGGCGGAGTGGGCGCGTGCGCGTGGCAAAAATCCGCAGGAGGTTAAGCGCCAGCGCCTGCGCGAAACCGAATACAACCGGGAACATGGGCTGGTGTTCGATTCCGACGCCGCCAACGATAAAGGAGTGGTGTTAGATGCAACATCAAAAGAGTCAGACGACTCAAAAACTGATTAACCCTCAAGCCTCGCTGGCCGGTGTCGATGCGGCAAACGGTCAGTGCTGGTATGAGATTCGTGCGCAGGCAGCAGGGCGGGTAGAAATTTATCTGTATGACGTGATCGGCGGCTGGGGCATCACAGCCCAGCAGTTTGTGAATGAGTGCCGAGAGGCTGGCGTGTTTGAGGCCAGCGCGATTGACCTGCATATTCACAGCCCCGGTGGTGATGTGATGCAGGGCTTTGCCATTTACAACACGCTGTCACGCCTTAAAGCCACGATGGATATCTGGGTAGACGGCGTGGCCGCGAGTATGGCGTCCATGATTGTCTGCCTGCCGGGTGCCAACGTTCATATGCCAGAAAACGCCTGGATCATGATCCATAAACCGTGGGGCGGTATTGCTGGCGATTCCGATGAGATGCGCGATTACGCAGATTTCCTGGATCGTAATGAAGCGCTGATGCTTAACGCCTACATGAATAAAACCGGTCTGGGGCGCGAAGAGCTTGAGGCAATGCTGAAAGCCGAAACCTGGCTGAGTGGTGCGGAAGCCGTTGAAAAAGGTTTTGCCGATACCCTGGAACCTGAACTGCAGGCAGCAGCCTGTATGAATGAAAACAAACTGAAGGATTACACCAATATGCCTCAACAACTCCAATCACTGTTTACGCCACGCGCGGAAGGAAAACCAGCTACTCAGACGCCAGCGCCGCAGGTTCCTGCCCCGCAGGCAGCAGTCACGCCGCCCGCGCCGGTTCAGGCAGGCAACATCGATATCAGCGCACTGGCTGTTCAGTTGCAGCAGCAGATGCAGACGGCGAACGCTGAGCGCGTTAATGCCGTTAGCGCAGTGTTTGAGGCATTCCCGACCTTTGCCTCTCTGCGCACCGAATGTATCAGTGATATGTCATGCTCAGCGGAAGTTGCACGCGGCAAACTGCTGACCGCGCTGGCGGCAGGCACAACCCCACTTGCCGGGCCGGGTGCTATTCATCTGCACGCGGGTAACGGCAATCTGGTGGGCGACTCAGTTCGCGCTGCAATCATGTCACGCGTGGGCTATGCGGAAGCAGAAAAAGATAATGCGTATGCAGGCTATACGCTGCGTGAGCTGGCACGTGCTTCTCTGGTTGATCGCGGGATCGGTATTGCCGGTCATCAGACTCCGATGGCAATGGTGGGTCTGGCATTCACCCACAGTAACAGTGATTTTGGCAATATCCTGATGGACGTGGCTAATAAAGCGGCGCTGATGGGCTGGAATGAGGCCGAAGAAATTTTTGATAAATGGACGCGGAAAGGGATTCTGACTGATTTCAAAACGGCGCATCGCGTTGGCCTTGAGACGTTCCCGACACTGAGCAAGGTGCGTCCGGGCGCTGAATATAAATATGTCACGTTGAAAGATCGTGGCGAGCCGATTGCGCTGGCAACCTACGGCAACCTGTTCAGTATTGACCGTCAGGCCATCATCAATGACGATCTGTCCATGCTGACCGGGATTCCGCAGGCGATGGGAAGCGCAGCCCGAGCAACAGTAGGCGATCTAGTCTGGGCCGTCCTGACCAGCAACCCGAAAATGTCAGACGGTAAGCCGCTGTTCCATGCCGACCACGGCAACCTGATTAAAGCCGGTCTGAGCATTGAAGGTCTGGACACGGCACGCAAGGCGATGAAGTTGCAGAAATCAGGTGAGCGTAACCTGAATATTCGCCCTGCGTTTATGCTGGCACCCGTCGCTATCGAGTCACGCGCCAACCAGCTGATCAAATCTGCCAGCGTGCCGGGTGCTGATGTTAACAGTGGCATCAATAACCCGATTCAGAACTTCGTGGAGGTCATGTCGGAGGCGCGTCTGGATGACAGCAGCGTGACTGACTATTACCTGGCTGCAGCGCAGGGCCGCGACACTATCGAGGTCGCCTATCTGGACGGCATTGATACCCCGTATCTGGAGCAGCAGCAGGGGTTCACCATTGATGGTGCGGCGTTCAAGGTTCGCATTGATGCAGGTGTTGCCCCTCTGGATCATCGGGGCCTGGTTAAAGTCACCAACAAATAAGCCGCCTCCGGGCGGCTTTCTTATATCCGGGCGGCGCAGGGCGCCTTTTTCATTGGAGAGTAACGATGGCAACGAATTATCAGCAGGACGGCAGAACGATTGATTATCTGAACACCGGCGCTACTGAAATTGCCTCCGGCGAGGCAGTGGTTGTGGGGGCGCTGGTGGGTGTAGCGCATGACGATATTCTGGCGGGTTTATGGGGTGTGCTTCATACGGCTGGGGTGTTTGTACTGCCAAAAGCGGCAGAGTCTGTCGGGACGGGCCAGAAACTCTATCTTGCAGACGGCAAGGTGACGGCTGAAGCAGGTGAAGATGCTACGCCTAATCCTCTTGCCGGTACTGCCTGGGCGGATGCTGAAGCCGGTGACGAGTCTGTTGCCGTGCGGCTGGGCTTCTGATGAACCGCTTCCGTTCGCGGCTGGCAAAGGCGGATGCCCGGATTAACCGGGCGTTTGCTGAGGAATCTCCGGCCACCCTGCTAATGGGAGGTGAGGCGCGCCCGGTGGTGGTGATATTTGAATCGCCCGATTCACCTGTTAGTGTGCCGGGCGGCGGTGAGTTGCAGGACTACTCGCCAGCATTCAGCGCCATGACGGCTGATATTGCCGATCTTTCCAAGGGTGACGGCGCGGTGGTGAATGGCGTCAATTATCGCGTCACTCATGTGGGAACCGATGAACAAGGCCGCACCCGCGTTTCGCTGGCGTTCGGTGAGCCGGGAAAACCCCAGCCTGATATAAATAACTGGAGTAAATGAAATGGCACGTGAATCGCGGCTAAGGCGGGATTTACCCGTGGATATTGACGTTACCGCTATCTGGCGGATAGCGGAAAAAATCGGAGCCACACAAAAACAGTTTCGTGCCGCGTATTCACGGGCATTACAGCGAACAGGGGCAACGCTGAGAAAGCGGGCAATGGCCGATCTTAAAGATGGCCTGGCACCGCGCAGCATGAATATGGTGCGCCGTCGCCTCCTGTCGTTTCGTGTTCAGCCAGCCTCTAATTCCACGCTGGATAATTTCCGACTGTGGTTTGGCCTGAACGCGATAAAGGTGAAAGACCTGAAAGGGAAAATCTCTGGCCGCGTGCGGCCACATCATGATCGGCGCGATAAAAATACGGGCCGGTTTATTAAATCGCGGCGACGGGCTAACACAGTCGGATTCACTCCTAAAGGGAACCTGCTGTCAGCGCGGACGTTTGAGAACGGGGAGGTGGCACGAAGTCGCCGCGACAACCGACGCACGATAGTGATCCGTGACCCGGAAACACGCCGGACCCGTGATGCTGAAATTGATATCTATGAACCGATGCTGAACTACGTTGAGGACAACGCGTTTGCGGAGGTCATGGAGATTTTCATGCACCATTTCGAGAGCGATCTGCGTGGCCGTGTTAAAGCAAAAATTTCAGTGTGAGGTTTGCAATGGCTGAACCGTTAATGATGGGGCAGTACCATGATGCCGTTATTTCGGCGCTGAAAAACATATCGTGGGTAGAGGATGCTGATGCCTATCCCGAAAAAAATATTCCCCGATTTACCGGATTAACCACGCCTGCAGTGTATTTCACGATTAACAGCTGGGAGCAGGGTGGCGGTAATGAGGGCCAGTTGCAGGTCTCGCTCAGCTGTGATCTGTTTGTCGTGGTTGATTCTGAGGGAGCCAGCGCCAGTAAACCTGAAATTTTTTTGCGAACTGCAGCAGCAGATATCACGCAATGGATTGACGGTCAGCAATTCGGTATCGGTCACATTGAGCCAGCTGAATTCATATCAGCTGAACGTGATGAGTTTGATCCCCGTATGGATGATTACCTGGTCTGGCGGGTTTCATACACGCAATCAGCCGCATTTGGTGCTGATCCGTTTGCGCCATCAGGTGTGCCGTTGCGTAAGGTGTGGCTGGGTAAATCACCCGATGTAGGGCGTGCGCATGTCGATGACTATCGGCTGATCTGGGAGTCAAAAGCCGATGAGTGATATCAGTGGAGACCTGCAGCGGCGGCTGGCTAATCTCATCCGCCGTGGCGTGATTCACTCAGTCCGCCATGATAAGCAGCCAAAATGCCGTGTCGATCTCGGGGATATCGTCACCACCTGGCTGCCACTTTGCCAGGGTTTTTCGGGGGCTAACCGTTCCGACTCAAACCCCTGCGCCGTGGGTGATGCCGTTACCGTACTGTCAGAGGCCGGGGAACTGAATAATGGCCGGGTGTTTCCGGGCTGGAATACGGGAGTAATGCCTGTGCCCGAGGGTAGCGATAGCGAGCATATCACCCGCTATAGCGATGGCACTGAAATCAGGTATGACCGGGAGGCCCATGCACTGACAATCAAAATCGCGGCAGGGGGATCATACAAAATTGTTGGAATCGGCACGCTGGATGGTCCTGTTGAAATTACTGAAACGCTGACAGTGCAGGGGAAAACGCAGGTGAACGGCGACATCGGTGCAACCGGCTATATAAGTGACGGTACCGGCACTATGAGCAAAATCCGGGAGGTGCATAACGACCACGACCACCCTGGCGACAGCGGCGGAACAACCGGAAAACCTAATCAGAAAATGTAACCTGCTTCGGCAGGTTTTTTTATGCCTGGAGAAAACAGATGGGTGATTTACATGGTGTTGAAACTATAGAGTTAACCTCTGGCACCGTTGCAGTAACAACGATTCAGACGGCAATTATTGGGCTGGTGGGAACCGCTCCTGATGCATCTACTGGTACGCCAGCCAGTGCTACGACCGGAACCCCGATACTCGATAACGTGCTGAACTTCAAAACAACCATCATCGGCAGAGCGGGAAATGTTATCAGCGTTGAGGCTGTTGCAGGCGTACCCGACTCGACTGTAAAAGCAGCTGTTCCCACATCAGCATCATGGGATGCTGCCGCACTCAAACTCAGCATCACGCTGGGTTGCGATGAGGATGGGGTGCTGAATGCAACTCCCGCTGATGTTGTTGCCGTCGTACCTGCACAGGATGGCGCGAAAATACTGGTTTCAGGCAGTGGAGCGGGCTTTGTCACGCCGTTTACGCTTCAACTGACTGGTGGAGAGGATGAACCGTTCCCGCTCAATACGCCCGTGGCGATTGTTGGCACAACGATGATGTCCCGCCTGGGTGACACCGGAACGCTTAAGCAGGCCATTGCTGACATTAATGACCAGCGCAACGCTCTGATCGTAATTGTGCGCGTCAGTGAGGAAACAACGAAAGAGAAGCAGCGTGCCGCCGTTCTTGCTGGTATCGGTAAACTTTCATCTGCTAAATCCGCGACCACCTATCAACCGCGCATTGTTATTGCACCCGGTTTCAGTGAGGACGACGCGGTAGGTAAAGCTC